GTGTCAATTGACGGCCTAGTATGGACGTTCTCTATCCCTGAAATTTTAATATGTTCCTCGGCCTCCATGTCGCAGATCACATAGATCGGCTGATCGTGAAACCTTCTAATTGTGTAGAGGCAGAACAGTCCCTCCCACAGGGCGTTGGAATCTATGATGGTACAGAAGCTCTCAGGCCCGGGGTTACTCCCTGCCTTGAACTCTCGCTTCTTTATGTCTTCAACGCTTTTCACGGGCAAACATTCTCGCTGTCAAAATCGTCCTTGAACTCCTCCACCCTTGTCCCATCACTCTCGATGCGCTCCAGTAAAACCTGCCCAAGCAGGACACCGAAAGGCTTGGGGCCTATAAACTCGTCTGCCCCGCTGGTGCGATGCCTTAAATCTTCATGCCTCTCGTTAGGCACTAGGAACCCCTCGCCAGTCCAGAACCCACCGTACTCCCTGACGCTCACAGGGTTGGTAACCTCGGAGCACCCCTTGTCCTCAAACACTTTGTCTGCAACGGTATGGCTATGTGTGTTTGTGCCCCATCCGAGTGGGTACTGTTCGATCATTAGGTGTATATCCCCACCAGAAGTCTCAAACTCTACGCGGTAGTCCCCGAAATCAGACATAGGTTCTATGGTGATCACCTTCTCCACAATTGCCCCTTCAAGTTTTCTTGTACAAAGCCGTGCCGTGCCGTCCTTGAACCCCCATGAAACTGTGCCCACCTCATCAGGGGCCTCAGCATGGGGGCCTAATTTATTTAACTCACCAGCTTGGTTGCCTCCAACGGAAACACGCACACTACTGCACAACTCCTTACCGAGTAGCGGAAAGTTAACCTCCCTGTTACCCGCCAGACTAACTGTCAACTCGTATTTCCCGGACGAAAGCGTGTGTGGAACCTTTGATCTTATCCCTCCATACTGTTCATCAAACGGCGCATAGAATTTCTGGCAGTTTCCTGCGTCCCCCGAGGCTTGCAGGTCAACTATGTTTTTCGACCCCATAATGGTTCCACGGTGACCAATCAACCCGACGAACTGTCCGTTATCAGGCGCGAGTGACACCCATATATCTGCTCCCATCAAGTCCACCCTGCCCTTACTAACCACCCAGTTGTTGAACCCCCAGTAGCTGTGCCGATCCTTTAGACACGGATTGACCTGCGGGAAGGTTGTCGGCGGAGCTATATAATGGCAGGGAGAACCGCTGTTGTTGTTTTCACAGATTAAAGTGTGAACCTTCTGGAAGACTGTAATAAGACTGGCCGTATCGCTGGCCGTGTAGTAGAGGCCGCATGAAGCGATGTCTGTTCCAAGGAACTGTGTCACAGTTCGGCTTGTTCCGTCGCAATGCTTGACCAACTTGCCCCCAAGTGTGTGGAACCCGACCGCCACGATGATTGTGTTGGCTGCGTTTTCTGCCGCAGATGGATGCGCCAATACTGTCCCAGCAGCGTTCCCGGTACTTGCGGCTACGGCGAACGTGAAAGTTGTGGCCGCAGTTACCGTTATAGTGTGGATGGCATTATACACGGTGGCGTTTGACCCCGTTGCCCCCGTAACCTGAACCGTGTCACCAGTTGCAAACGTATGGGCAGCGGCAGTCGTTGCCGTGGCGGTTCCACCTGACTCTGTAACTGTTGAAACCGCCCTGTCGCCGTGGGATTTGATGGTTGACGCAATAGTTTCCGGGTACTTGTCTGTCTCACAGACATTCTCGTATCCGTCTGTAAGCAGAACTATAACTTTTCGTTTACCTGTCTTTCCGTCCTTCTTTAAAAGCTCGTATGCGGAAAATAGCCCGCCGCCTATGCCCGTGGCGCATGTACTCAGGCTCATTCCCTGACCGCCACACTCTTCTGAAACCTCTATGTCCCCCACGCCATTCTCTGCCGACGTTTTTGTCGCCGCCAGCTTGACGTGTGTTTCCACGTTGGAACCAGATTCTTTGTTTCCCGCATACGAAAGTACCGCGACTCGGTCGTAGTCGCCACTGGTGGTTGTCCCCTCCTGCTCCGTGTCAGGCCAGTTTGCAGTCCCAACCAGAGCCATGCCTGCCGACTTGGCTGAAGCCAGCCTTGAAACACCTGCCGAGTCTGTCCTCAGCATCGAACCGCTGCGATCCACGACAAGGACAATATCCATCCCAACTCGGAGACAGGTTTCCTTTACAGTCAACGTGGCTGAAGCGTAAACAGTTTCTCCCTTAATGGGCTCAACGTAGTCATCTTTTATTGCGTCTGATCCGGGCCAGTCCCAAGGGGTATAGCTGGCAGAAACCTCAACCGTGGTGTCTGCCGTTACCAAGCCTGCCTTAAACTCGCCGCAACCGCTTGGCCCGTAGGCGGGCTGCACCCCCCTTATGAATAGCGACTTGGCTAGAGCATCGTCAGAGGAGCTCCATGAAATAACGCCGTTGCCGCCGCATGAAACTTTCTTCTCCCTGCGAGTGCCGTCCTTAAAAACAAACTTCAGGTAGGCGTCAAACATTGCCACCTTCCCTTCCTCCACCTGAGCACCAGAAGGTGGGCGAATCTCAAGCCCCTCTATGGCTGGTGGGTTAGAGCATTCGCTTGGGTGAAGCGCAGCCCACTCGTCGTTCTCGCAACGAAAATCATCCGTTGTCTCTGGAACATAATCATCCTTGAGTACATCAACCACCGGGGTTGTCTGCTTGAGGCACTCGGTTGTTTTTACCTTGTCAAATTTCATTATGCGTAGGTTGTGGTGGTTGCGTTTCTGGACTTGGTCAGCGTCAGGGTGTCCTGTACCCCTCCGTCATAATCTATAAACTCAAACTTCAATGTGTCACCCTCCACGGTTCCACGAACTGCGCCGTGCTTGGTGTTGTACTTCAGTACGCTCGTGATCCCGGTTGCCAGCGCGTTGCTGTGGTAGCCCCTCAAAGGTGCACCACCTGCGCCGTTCACAATGTAGGGGTAGTCCCCATTCCCTGTGTCCCTTAGCCGTTCGTACTGGTGGCCGTGGCCACTGAGGACAATGTCGGCATCCCACTCCTTGAATGGCCAGCGCATCTCAACCACTCCCTTGTTAGTCGCCATGTTTATGTCTGACGAATGCGGAGGGTGATGGAAGTAAACCACTTTCCAGTGGGCCGAGGAGTTCGCCAGCTTACCCTGTAACCAGTCAGCCATTATCGAGTCTTCTCCACGGTGGGAGCTAGACGAACCTGAAAGAGCATCTGGCTCTACCGCGTCCCCATCCGTTGCGATCCCGCTGTTGATGCAGAAGAAGTGGATGCCACCCCTGATAAAATCATAGTAACGCTCGTTACCGGGCAACGTAAAATAGCTATGGAAAAACGACAGGCTGTCTGACACATAGTCGTGGTTACCAACCGCAGGGAAAAACTTGTTCTCTGTCGCGGTGGACGTGTAGGTGCTGGACTGCCCCGTGCCGAACGGAAAGATGTATTCACTGTAATGTTGCCCGACATTTGTGTCATAGGTGTCGGTTGTCATGTCGGCCCCCGAGGCGTTGTAACTGTTGTCACCCGTGGTAACCACGAACTGAGGGCTCCAGCTTTTAATCAACGTAGCCACCTTGCCAGCGTTTGTTCCGTCATAGTCCCCTGCCCCGGCAGATGCACCGAAGTCCCCTATCTGTGCAAACACGTAGGAGGACGTGGTTGCGACCGCATCAGTTGTTCCCGCCGTGCGCTGTGCGTCACGCCTAGCTGTGAGAATGTCAAACGCCTCATCGCAGTACAGGAAGGGCTTCACCTCTGTCTCCTTCTTGCACTCGTAAAGTAGATCAGCCAGTGCCTCGTTATATTCAACCGTCAGGAACTTGTACTTCTCATAATCAGAATCGTAATCTCGAGCATACTCCTTGTGAACATAAAGCCTTACGGCACGCTTCCAGTCCGACGAATCATATACTATATCCTCGTCACCATAGGTCTGCTTCAACCCGCTCCACTCAATGGCAGCCACCTCAAAGCTGCTAAGCCACGGGGAAACCCAAATCTTATTGTTCTCTATCGCCCACAGCCCCGTTACAGCACGGAAATGCTTTGTGCTTTTCTTTGTTGACGTTACCCCTGAAACAGTCACGTAGTAATCACTGTCCTCCTCGGGGTATTTGAACCCGAGCGGAAGCGCGTCCAGACCCTCATTCTGAGGGGGGTATATGCTCCGTATATACGCCATCGCGTGGCACTCAACCTCGTGCTTACTGGCCTGATGAAAATATGCCGGGTAATCCTCGTCGTTCGTCTGCACGGTGTACAGCCTCTCGATCCTCCCCTTGGGGGCATCGAACACAGTCATGCCGCGCTGGTAATAGGTGGAGCACTGCGGGTATCGGCTGATGTTCTTCTCTTGAAAGCACGGGATGTACCGCTGCAAGCCCACCGCAGCGGAGGCAAAGTTCTTTCGCACAGGGGCAACAAGATTCTCAGGGACACCCTCTGGCCAGATGTCGCTGCTCAGTTCTTCTACTAGGTCGGTGAATTTCATTTTGGTTTGGGCCTCTTAGATGCTTTAGGTGTGTAATCCTCAGGCAAGGGAAGGGATTTCCCGGTATCGGAGATCACTGCGTCTCCGTCACTTGTTACAGTTGCACCCACCTCTAGCACTCCGGGTTGCGTTTCCGGGTTGTGAGACGAACTGATCCCTCCGATCTCTTCGCGCACCTGCACCTTTAAGGAGGTTGATGACTTGTTTTTTTTTAAATCCTCGTAGTACGTCTTGTCAATCTGCTCAAGGCCATAGGTTCCTAGCCTCCCTTCAAGCTCCTCCTGTACGGCAGGGTCTGAGACTGATGCGATTCCCTCGGATTGGGATACGATTTCTACCTCGAAGAACCCTCCCCCCATTAGGGGAATTGGGTTGCGAGGATTAGACTTCTTCCAGTAGTGCGTTTTCGGCTTCGCCATAGCAGCAGGTAGTATAACAAAAAACAGGGCGGTCGTGACAACCGCCCTGCTGTTATTATTCCTATGATCAGTAGCAGAGCTAGGAACTAAGCATTACCGTGTGCCGGGGTCTGGCTGTC